CCGCCGGCCAACATGCCAGACGCTTCGCATCCGCACGCACCAACTCAGACCGCTCCACCACTGCCGGTGCCACCACAGGACGGCACAACGGTGCCGCCGACATCGTTTTTCTTCTGATGATCATCCTGTCGCGCTTCACCGGTTCCATCGACGGCAACACGCTGCTGGTCGGCGATGTGCAGGCCGGCTCGCTGGCGGTCGGCCATACCATCAACGGCGATCACGTGCCGTCCGATGTCCGCATCACCGCACTCGGCACCGCCCAGGGGACCCAGGGCACCTACGCGCTCAACCGGCGCCTGCCGCTCGGCGTCGCTACCGCGCCGATGACGTCGGGTGCGGAGGATCTGGCTCAGGCCTCGCTGCTGGTGCCCGCGACGACGCGATATGTCGTGCCGTTGCTGGCGGTGCCGGCGCAGACCCTGACGATCAGCCTGAACGGCATAAACTGCAACATCAACGTCTATCAGCGCACCACCGGCCTCTACATCGATCTCGGGCGCGACGGCAATCTGATCATCGGTGGCGTGCTGGCACTGGATCGCTGCAAGATCGTGCGCGACGCCTATCTCGGGTTCACCGGCGATCTGGCGTTCTGGGATAGTCAGGGCACCGAGGACCCCAACTGGACCGAACTCAACACGCGGTATTTCCTCGGTTACTTTGCCCCCACATAGCAACGCCCACATGGCGTAAGGGAGGTCCATGTGAGTGGCACAACAAGTGTTCCGCGCCCACGATGGACTGACACCGGATTTCTCCTGCCGACCGAACAGGACATCCTCAAGGGTGTGCGGGCCGATCTGAACGCCTGCTTCGGCGGCGCCTTGAACCCTGCACTGGAGACCCCGCAGGGTCAGCTCGCCACCACCGAGGCGGCGATCATCTCGGACAAGAACGATCAGTTCCTGCTGCTGACGCAGAACGTCGACCCGGCCTATTCGCAAGGCCGCATGCAGGACGGCATCGGTCGCATCTATTTCCTGACCCGCTATCCGGCATTGCCGACCACGGTGCAGGCGACCTGCATCGGCCTGCAAGGCGTGGTCATCCCGGTCGGCGTGATGGCGCTGGCGAAGGACGGCAATTTCTATACCTCGACCGCGCAGGGCGTGATCGGCGCCGACGGCACCGCGACGGTGCCATTCGAATGTAACGTGATGGGGCCGATCTCGTGTCCGACCGGCTCGTTGAACAGGGTCTACAACGTCATTCCCGGCTGGGACGCCATCATCAACAACGCCGATGGCGTGGTCGGCCAGGACGTCGAGACGCGCGCGCAGTTCGAACGCCGGCGCTTCAATTCGGTGGCCGGCAATTCGGCGGGCATGCTGGCCTCGGTGCTGGGCGCCGTGCTGAACGTCAACGACGTGCTCGACGCCTATGTCACGGAAAACTTCACCAGCTCGGCGGTCACCGTGGACGGTGTCACGCTGCAGCCGCACTCGCTCTATGTGTGCGTCTCGGGTGGTATCGGCGCCGACATCGCCAATGCGATCTTCACCCGCAAGGCGCCGGGCTGCAACATGGCGGGCAACACCACGATCACGGTGTATGACACCAACGGCGGCTACTCGCCGCCCGCACCCAGCTACCCGATCACCTATCAGAACGCGGCGCCGCAGACCTTCGTCATGCTGGTGACGCTGATCAACAGCGTGCAGGTCCCGCAGGACGCGCTGATCCAGGTGCAGAACGTAGTGCTGAACGCGTGGAGCGGTGCCGACGGCGGCTCGCGCGCCAGGATCGGCTCGACGGTGTTCGCCTCGCGCTACTATGCGGCGGTCGCCGGGCTTGGCCCGTGGGTGCAGCTCGTGTCGATCAAGCTGGGATCGAGCGTGGCACCGGCGGCGCAGTTCACCGCCGCGATCAGCGGCACCGTGATGACCGTCTCCGCCATGACCACCGGCGCCATCGCCATCGGGCAAACCGTGGCTGCTACTGCCCCGGTGGACTCTGCTCACGTCGTTATGGACGGCACCCGCATCGTCTCGCTTGGCACCGGCACCGGCGGCGTCGGCACCTACAACCTCAACATGGCGCCGACCCCGGCGATTACCTCTGAGGCGATGTTCTCCATGATACCGACCCTGGACGACGTGGCGGTCGGCGTTGCCCACGCGCCAGTCCTGTCGGCGGCCAACATCTCCATCGCACTGGTTTCGGCGCCGTGATCAATTGGCAAGGCACCGTTATCAGTCAATACAATCAGTCGCCGACCATCCAGACATTGCTCTACGCCATCAATCAGTGGATCGACCCGAAGCAGGATCTGGAGGACTTCTATAATTTCATCTGGAACGTCGACACCGCGCGGGGCTACGGCCTCGACGTCTGGGGCCGCATCGTCGCGGTGGGCCGGGTGCTCAAGATCCAGACCACCGACCCCTATTGGGGGTTCAATGAGGCGACCGTGCAATCGGCGTGGCCGTTCAACACGTCATGGGTGGCGCCCACCGCAGCGCAGGGCGGCGGCATCTTCTATTCCAACCAGCCGCTCACCGCGAACTACGTGCTCAACGACGAGGGCTATCGCACGCTGATCCTGGCCAAGGCGATGTTCAACATCACCAACGGCTCGATCCCGTCGATCAACCAGATCCTGATCAACCTGTTCGCCTCGCAGGGCCGGGCTTACGTGGTCGACAACCAGGATATGTCGATCAGCTACATCTTTGAGTTCCAACCGACCCCGGTCACGGCGGCGATCATCTCGCAGTCCGGCGTCATCCCGCGTCCGACCGGCGTCTCGGTCACCTACTCGTTCAACCCCAGCACCGCCGCGCCCTACCATGTCGGCTCGGTCATCGGCGGCATCGGTGGCGTGCAGGCCACCGCCGACGTGGTCGGCCTGCCGGTGACGCTCCGGGGGGTCGCTACGGTGCGCGCCTCGGCCACCACCCAGGTCGCCGCGCGCGGCAGTGGTATGGCGGGGCGTGGCGGGGTGGCGGCGAATGCGGTGCCGCTGCTGGGCCAAAAGCTGGCGGCGGCGGCGCGCATCGACGGCGTCGGCACCATGCGCGGCGTGGGTCCGCCGCAGGTCCGCGCCGGCATCGGCGGCGTGGGCAGCCTGAGCGCCAACGCCTCGATCCAGCGCAGGGTGCTGGCCTTCGCGATGATCGACGGGCGTGGCGGCGTGCATGCCAGCAGCTCGACCAGATTCAGCGTGCCGATCCGTGGCGCAGGCAGCGTGCGCGCGAACGGGACCGTCCAATGATGGAGGCTGCATGGATCGCGTCGCCAACCTGCCGCTGAAGATCCCGACGCCCTGGGCGTCGGGCGCCAAGACCGGGTTCGTCCACCCCGTGCCCAATGCCTCGCAGATCGGCGCGGTCAATGGTGCCGCGTCGTTTGTCGATGGCTTCGTTCCGCTCAACTTCACCCCGGTCTCGGCGGGCGGCATCCCACCGTCGGGCGCCGACCTGAACGGCGTGATCAAGCAGATCACCGAGTGGGATCGCTGGTTCCAGGCGGGCGGGCCGGTGCGGCTCGATCCGCTGTTCCAGAGCCAGATCGGCGGCTATCCCGCCGAGGCGCGCATCGGCTCCAACGTCACGCCCTATCTGGTCTGGCAGTCGACCGCCAACAACAATATGTCCAACCCCGACACCGGGGGCGGCGGCTGGCAGACGCCGGTGTTCCCCGACGTGAGCGCCTCCGGCAAGGGCATCGTTCCGGGCCTGACGGTCACCGCCGCCGCGCCGGCCACCAACACCTCGCTGGGCGCGCAGATCGCGTTCGCCGGCAACACGATCCAGGCCGACGGCAGGACCACCGTGCTGGGTCCGAAGAAATGGTTGCGCGTCTACAATGGCACCTTCGCGCTGATCAACGATGCCTATACCGCCGAGATCTTCTCGGTGGACAACACCGGCAACATCACCAATGTCCACGACATCACCGCCGGCGGCGCGATCTCTGCCAGCTCGCTGACCAGCCACGGCGATGCCACCATTAACCTCGGCGTGCAGGCCGGCACGCTGACGGTCTACGGCGCGGCGAGCACCGGCAACCTGACGGTCAACGGCAGCGCCATCGTGCATGGCGCGGCCACTATCGACGGCACCGTCACCGCCGCATCGGTCAGCGCCGGCAGCATCACCGTCGGCCCCATCCACGGCACCAGCAACGTGCAGATCGACGGCTCGATCATCGCCAACGGCAACATCACCGCACTTGGTGCGCTGGTCGGTTTATGGATTCACAGCACCGGCTCGGCGCAGATCGACGTCAACCTCGTGGTGAACGGCAGCATCACCACCGCATACATCCATGACACCGGCTCGGCGCAGATCGACGGCAACGTGCAGGTCAACGGCTCGCTCAATGCCAATTTCGACCTCACCGCCCAGCGCAACATCGCCGCCGCCGGCACGATCACCGGTGGCTACATCAACTCGACCGGCAACATCAACGCGACCAGCGCGTTTACCGGCGGCGCGGTCGCGGTCAGTGGCAACGTCACTTGCGCCTCGGCTGGCGTATCTCTGGATCTGACCGTCGGGCGCAACGCCGATGTCGCCGGCCAGCTCGCTGCCGGCGATCTCTTCTCGCGCGGCCCGGTCTATATCGGCAATTTGGGAGACTTCTACCTGACCACCGGCGGCAACGTCCGCCGCCTGCAGTTCTCCGGTGCCAATAGCGGATATTACTTCGACTGGCTGAGCAGCGACTCGGGCGATGGCCAAAACTTCGCCGGTGACCTGACCTGGATACGCAACGGCAAGCCGGTGATGAAGCTGACCTATCCGCGCCTCAACAGCGCCGAAGACGGCGATATGTTTCTGTGGACCCAGGGTGCCTGGAAGTATGGCGGCGGGCAGTGGTATACTTATTCCGACGAGAGAATGAAGACCATCGGTGATGTCTATACCGGTGGGCTGGCCGAAGTCAGGCAACTGACGCCGCGCTATTACACCTACCGCCAGGAGATGGCACCGCCGGACGTCACCGTGCCAGAGCGCCCGTTCGTCGGTGTCAGCGTGCAGGATGTCGAGCACGTCATACCCGAGGCGGTGGTCGGCGACCTGCAGCTGACCGACATGCGCGGCCTCGACCAGACGCCGCTGATCTATGCCATGCTCAACGCGATCAAGGAGCTGGATGCCGAGGTGGCCAAGTTACGGGGTGGTTGATGCAGACTCTGTTGTTAGATACACTGACATGGGACCTCGTGCTCGACGCGTTCGGCAACATCGCCGTCGCGGCTGAGCCTTACTCGATCGCGCAGGACGTTGCTAGTGCGATCCGTCTATTCAACGGTGAGCTATACTATGACACCTCCAAGGGCGTGCGCTATTTCGAGGACATCCTCGGCAAGACCCCGCCGCTGCCGCTGCTCAAGGCCGAGCTGACCAGCGCGGCGCTGTCGGTGCCGCTGATGCAGTATGCCACCGCGTTCATCGCGGTGACGCGCGACCGCGTGGTCACCGGTCAGGTGCAGTGCGAGGCGGTGGCGGGTTCGTTCATGGTGCTGGGGCCGATCGCCGGGACCGGGCCGTTCATCATCCAGGCAATCGGCATCGGCCAGGGGAGAACGCCATGAGCGATGTCATTCCCAACAGCAGCGCCAACTTCTATCCCGACTACGTGCCGCTGGCCGACGACTGGAACCGGCTGTTCGCCGGCAAGGTCGACGCCGAGAGCGGTGTGCTCACCAACCCGAGCGTGGTCGGCAACCTCACCCTCGGCCAATCGCCGTCGCTCGACCTGCACGCCGCGTCGAAGGCCTATGTCGACGCGCGCGTCGGCGGCGCCGGCGGCGGCATCCCCGACGCGCCATCGGACGGCACACCTTATTGCCGGCTCAACCACGACTGGACCCCCGCGCCTACGCTGCTGACCGGTAACGTGGTCGGCGACCTGCACGTCAGCGGCGGCGTCTACAGCGCCACCGTGCAGGCCTCCGGCAACATCACCGGCCTCAACCTGCATCTACCCGGCGGCACGATCGACCAGGGCGCCGGCGGCACCGGCACGATCACCGTCGGCTGCCAGTTCGTCGTGCAGGGGTCCGCCTTCCTGATGGACACCCTGTCGGTGGCCAACGGCCTCACCGGCACGCCGATCGGCCTCGTCAATCCGTCGACCGGCGCGTTCAGCGCGCTGAGCGTCAGCGGCATCGCGACCTTCGCCAACACGATCAACCTCACCCAGACCAGCAACCAGACCGTCAGTTACGTCGGCACGCTTGTATTCCAGGGGGCCGCCACCACCGGTGCCGTGTCTCCTAGCGTGATGATGGTAGCCGGGTCGAGTAGTGCAGGACTGGGTGGCCGGATTTCCCTCTATTCCGGCACCGGCAACGCCACATCTTCGTCTGGTCCGGTTCTCATCACGACCGGCACCGTGCCGTCTGGGCCGTGGGCGACCGGCGCGGTTACCATTTCGACCGGCAATCAAAACACCGGCGGACCCTCCGGCAATATCGTGCTGCAGCCCGGCACCGGCACGCCTGCCGGCGTGGTGCAGATCACTGGCAACGCCACCGTCAGTGGCACGCTGGCCGTCACGGGTGTGCTGACGGCGCCGACAGCGGCACCCGGCACCAACACCACCCAGGTCGCCAGCACGGCCTACGTGACCGCCGCGATCGCCGCCGGGACCAGCGGCTACGTGCTGCCGACCGCCAGCACCACGGTGCTCGGTGGCGTGAAGATCGACGGCACCACGGTGACCATCAATGCCGGCGTGATCTCGGCCCCCGGCGTGGGCTTCACCGGCGGCACCGTCCCGAACGCCACGACGTTCACCGCGACCGGCACCGCGCTGACGGTGACCAACAACACTAAGCTCGGCCCGCTCACCACGCTGGCCAACGCGGCGACGTCAGGCTCGGCGCGGCTGCTGCTGAACTGGTCATCGCTCGCCGATCCGACGGATGCGGCAGGGATCGCATTCTTCCGCTCCGGCTCAGGCTCGGGAATCTACGGCACCAATCTCGGCTCGCAGATCTCGTTCTATCCGGCGGATGCCACCGGCGCGCCGGTCGGTAACAGTAGCGCCTACTGGACGCAGATCAGTGCCAGCGGGGTATCGATCAACGGCACGCTGAGCGCCACCGGCAACACCACCCTCGGCGGCACGCTCGCGGTCACCGGGCAGATCTCCGGCGCTGGGCTGACTGGGGCGTTCTCCTCACCGCCGCCGATCGGCAGCGCGCTGCCGAACACCGGTGCCTTCACCACGCTCGCGGTGGGCACCAGCGCCAACAATGCCGTGACGATCACGCCGGGGGCGACGACGGTCAGCGCCGCGACGATCGCGTCAACCACCGACTCGGGCGCGCTCACGCTGCTAACACCGGATGGCGTGACCGGTTCGTCCGGCGGCATCACGCTGAAAACCGGCGCGTCGGGCGTGCAAACCGGTGACATCAATCTGACAACCGGTAATGGAACCGGCACTGGTATTAGTGGCACAATAAATATATCTACCGGTTCAGGTAATGTGAACGGTATTAATCTGTTCACCGGCACGCATTCACACACTACCGCCAACACTTGGCCGATTTCTTTGCGGACTGGCAACACGACCGGCGGCAAGAATGCCGGTGCCATTACGCTCACCACCGGCAGCGCCACCACGACAGGCAACGGCCTCGGCGGCGACCTGACGGTGACGATCGGCAGCGGCTTCGGCACCGGCAAGGGCGGCAATGTCACCGTCAATGCTGGTGCCGGCGGTGCGACAGGAAATGGCGGCGGCATTACAATGACCAGCGGCGCCGCCGCCGGGGGCAGCGCCGGCACCGGCCCGCTGACCTTGGCTTCGCCTGATGGCCCCGTCACCGGCACCCTGACGCTGCAAACCGGAACCGCGAGCGCCGCCAATGGGCAGGCCGGCGGTGTGGTCCTGAAAACCGGAGGAGGACCCACCACCGGCTTTGGCATGAGCGGTGCGATCTCGCTGACCACCGGCAACGCGTCGCTGGCGCAGAACATCCAGCTTACCACGGGCACGCATTCAAGCACCGCCACAACCGGCTCCAACGGCATCTACTTGCAGGTTGGCTCTTCCTCGGGCGGCCAGCGCGGTGGCCCCCTCTCGCTCCTCGGTAGCAATGCCACCACCACCGGCAACGCCGCCGGCGGCGATATCACCGTCACCTCGGGCGGCGGCTTCGGCACCGGCGCCGGCGGCGCTGTTACCATCAGGGGCGGGCCGGGTGGCGCAACCGGGCCGGGTGGCGCGATCACGCTGACCGGCGGCACCGCCGCCGGTGCCACCAGCGGCGCCATCAGCATCACCACGCCTGACTCCACCACCGCAACCGGCACGCTCACCCTGAAGACCGGCACCAGCACCGGCACAGATCCGTCGGTCACCGGTGCGGTCACCATCGGCACCGGCGGCGGGACGGTCGGCAGCGCGGTCAACATCAGCACCGGCGACGCCTCCAGCACCTTCGGTGCCAGCAACCCGATCGTCCTGACGGTCGGCAAGAGCACCGGCGGGCGGGACGCAGCGGGCATCCAGCTCCTGACCGGTGTGGCCACCGCGAGCAACGCCAATGGCGGTGACCTCACCGTCACGCTCGGCACCGGCTTCGGCACCGGCAAGGGCGGCAATTTCGTCGTCAAAGCCCCCGGCACCACGAACAACTACCTGACGGTGGCGCCTGGGCCGGCGCTGGCCAACCCGATCACCTTCGCGCAGTTTGGCACCGGCGGGTTCTCGTTTGCCGGGCCGGTGTTCACGCCGACACCGGCGCCCACCATCAACGACACCACGGTGGCCACCACCGCCTACGTCACCGCCGCCGTGGCATCGAGCGGCGGTGGCTTCACCGGCGGCACCGTTCCCAACGCCACAACCTTCACCGCGACCGGCACGGCGGTCACCGTCACCAACACCACGCAGACCGGCACGTTGCAGGTCGGCGCCGCGCCAGTGAACGGCGTCACCATCACCCCCGGCGGCACCGCGACGCAGGGCGCGACGATCGTCACCAGCGCGAGTGGCCAGCTCTCCATCCAGACGGCTGACAGCGCCACCACCAACACCGCAAACCTATTAGTGCAGAGCGGCAGCGGCACCGGATTTAATAGTGGTTCGGTAACCCTTAAAAGCGGCGGCAGCACCACCGGTTCCAGCGGTACTGTTTTTCTACAAACCACGAACGCGGTAGTTTCCGGAGCTATAACTATACAATCCGGCGCCGGCACGACGTCTTCCGGCGGAGTAAGTATATCAACCATTACCAGCACCACCGCGACAACTGGCACCGGCGGCATAAGCCTGACCACCGGTGACGCGTCCGGCCAGACCAGCGGCAATCCGGCTTCGATCGCGTTGAAGGCCGGCAACTCCAAGCTCGGCGGCGGCCCGATCACGCTGACCGCCGGCAATGCGCTGACCTCCGGCATCGGCGGCGATGTCACCGTCACGCTCGGCACCGGCTTCACCCGCGCCGGCAATTTCGTCATCACCAACACTCCTGGCACGACCAACAACCTGACGATCGTGCCGGGCGCGGCGGGAACCAACCCGGTCACACTCACGCCGTCCGGCACCGGCGGCCTCACCGTCGGCGGCACCGGCACCGTCACCGTCCCGAGCCTGACGTCGCAGGGCAACGTCAATGCCACCGGCAACGTCGTCGCCACCGGGCCAGGGGGCCACGTGTTCGGCCTGAGCGGCACCAACAACGCGCTGCAGATCACCCCGGGGTCCACCGCCGCCGGCGCGATATCGATCGCGCAGACCGGCACCGGCGGCCTGATCCTGCCGCCGATCACCACCTCACTGACGGTGGGTCTCACACTCACCAACAACACCGTCTCCCTGGTGTCCGGTGCCAGCAGCTCGGCCTATGCCGGCATCACGCCATCCGGCACTGGCGGCCTGATGGTAGGCGCCAACACGCGGCCCTTGGGATTCTTGGGCACCACCCCTATCGCCAAGCCCACCGTCAGCGGCAACCAGGGTGACGGCACCGCGCTCGCCAGCCTGCTGACCTCGCTGGCCAATTACGGACTGATCACCAACTCCTCGATTGCCGGCGGCAACTATGTGCTGCCCATCGCCAGCACCACCGTGCTGGGTGGCGTGAAGATCGACGGCACCACGATCGTCATCGACGGCACCGGGGTGATTTCCGGCGTTCCCCCCACCGGCTTCACCGGTGGCACGGTGCCGAACGCGACCACGTTCGCTGCTGCTGGCACCGCGCTGACGGTGACCAACAACGCGCAGATCGGCGCGCTGACGGTGACCAATGCCACCCAGACCGGCACGTTGTCGGTCGGCGCCGGGGCGCAGAACGCGCTGACGGTCACGCCGGGTGCAGCGGGAACCAACGACGTCACGCTGGCAACCACCGGCACCGGCGGCCTCACCGTCGCCGACAACCTGACCGCGACCGGTGTCGGCCCGCATAGCTTCGGCACCGTCGGCACCAACGACGCGCTGCAGATCACTCCGGGTGCGACAGCGGGCGACAACGTCGTGCTCGCGCCGAGCGGGTCCGGTGTCGTGCAGGTTAATGGCGGCGGATTCAATGTCGCGGCACCCCCTGGCGGCAACAACCTGCTGCTGCTGCCGGGCGCCACCTCGACATCCCCCGCCGCGATCTATGGTTCGTCCAGCACCAACGGCGGTCTGCAGATCAATATGAGCAGCACCGCGCGCTTGGGGTTCAATGGTGCCACCCCGATCGCCAAGCAAACCGTGACCGGTGTGCAGGGCGGCATCCCCGCAGTCACCAGCCTGCTGGCCGCGATGGCCGGCTTCGGTCTGATCACCGACTCCTCGACCACCGGCCCGCTGCCCTATAGCGCGTTGCCCACCGAGGTGCAGCAACTGCCGATCAGCTTCCCGTTCGCCGGCAAGCCACCGGGCAGCAGTGTGGTCAACGTGCCGATGGCAATGGCGATCACCGTGCCGGCGGCGCTCGCGGGCGCGGTGGCGTATGACACCACCAAGGCGACCGGGAATGCGGTGTTCACGCTGAACAAGATCTCCGGCGGCACCACGACGGCACTGGGCACCGTCACCATCACCAGCGCCACCAACACCAGCGCCACCCTGGCCGGCGCCGGCGGCTCGCTGGCGATCGGCGACGTGATGCAGATGGTCGCTCCCGCGACGCAGGATGCGACGCTCGCCGATATCGGCATCACGATCCTGGCGTCGCGCGTGTAATGTCCGGCACGCTCAGGGTTCCAGCGCTTGATCTCGATTTCACCACCGGCGTGCTGCCCGCCGGCTTGACCTTCGCACGCGCCAGTGTTGCGACGAACAGCTTCTACACCGATGCGGCGGGGTCGACCTACACGACCTACGCGGCCAATGCGCCGCGCTTCATCGGTGGCGGCCTCTATACCGAAGAACTCCGCACCAATTACCTGCTGAACAGCGATGCGCCGGCGACACAGACCACGGTCACGCTCGGGGCGCCGGCGAATAACGTGCATATCCTCTGGGTGATCGGCACCGGCAGCGCTACAGTGACCGCCGGCACCGGCGCGTCCTCCACCACTCTCCCCGTCACCGCCACCGCCGGCACCCCGGCGTCCTTCATCATGACGACTGCCGGCACCATGGTCGTTACTGTCAGCGGATCATTGACGCGATTTCAACTGGAGCGTGGTGTCTCCACGTCCGGCGTTTCATTCCCGACATCCTACATCCCGACCACCGGCACCTTCGTCACGCGCGCGGCGGATCTTTGCACCATGCCGGTCGGCAGTTGGTTCAATCCGGCGGCCAGCACCTACTACGTGCAGGCGTCGGAACCGTTCCTTAACATCAACGCCTGCGTGCCCTTTGGCGCCTATGTCGGTGCCAACCGTTCCGGCCTATTGCATCGCGCTTCGGGCAACATCTCGATCAGCGACGCGGTTGCCGGGGTTGTGGACCTGCCCGGGGGCACGTCGTTCAACGGCCCGATCTATCAGGCGATCGGCGCGATTCGCGGCGGCAGGCAGGCCGGCAGCCTCAATGGCGGGACGGTGGGTGCTGGCGTTTTTGCAAACATCCAGAGCGGCTTGACCACGCTGGGGATCGGCTCCGCGAACACCAGCCTATATCTCTGTGGCACGATCTACCGCGCTCGCTACTGGCCCTACGATCTGGCCAACGCCGACCTGCAAGCCGCCACTCTGGCGCCAACGCTCGATCATGACTTCACCACCGGCGTGCTGCCCGGCGGTCTGACGTTCCAGCGTGCTTCGGCTGGCACCTATTTTGACAATCACGGCACGCTGCAGTCCGCCGGCTTGAACATACCGAGGCTCGACTACAATCCGGTCTCGCTGCAGCCGCTCGGGCTGCTGATGGAAGTCGCCCGCACCAACCTCGTGCCCAACCCACGGGGCGAGGGCGCGGTCGTGGGGTCGCCGGGCACCGACCCGACCGGGTGGAGCACCAACTCGGTCAACGTCACGCGCACCATTGCCACCGGCACCGAGCGCGGTTTGCCTTATGTGGAATATCGCAATCAGAACGCTGCGGCGCCGACGTTCAACAACAACTTCATATTCTCGGCAGCCTCGACCGCGTCGATCCCGGTGACCGCCAGCACCGCCTATATATTCTCGCTCTATCTGTCGTTTCCAGCTGGCAGTTTCACCGGGTTCACCAACTTCAACCTGCGGTTCAACCAATACGACTCGACCGGCACCGCGCTTACCACGCTGTCATCGACCAATTTCGTGCTGTCCACCATTGGCATGTCCGTCGGAGACGCTCTCACCAAGACGCGAGTGAACTACGCATTCACCACCGCGTCGAACTGTGCGTTTGTGCAACCCTTCCTGCAGATCCCGATCACCGCAAGCGCGCTTGATTTCACCGTGCGCCTCGCCGGAATACAGATCGAGCTGGGGTCCCAGGTAACCTCGCTGGTGCTGCCGCCCGCCGGCACGCCCGGCGCCTCAACGCGCGCCGGTGAAGCGGCTTACACCGCCACCAACGCGGTCCCAGGGGTCAACCTGCTGAGCAACACCATCGAGTCCGAGAGCGTGGTCACCTACGCGACGCTGCCCGCCGGGTCGGGTCTCGTCACGATCGAGCTGGACGACGGCTCGACCAACAACCTCTACAACATCCGCAATGCCAGCCCCACGAATACCAATTCGGTGACGGTGTTTTCAGCCGGCGTCTCCGTGGGCACTGGCGCCTCCGGTAATTTCTCGGCCAACATCGTGATGAAGCAGGCCTCGACGTTCGACGGCACCGGGCTGGCCGGGCGTTGTGTGCAGAACGCCGGCACCATCGCGCCGTTCACCTTCACCGCGACGCCGACGGTGCTGAACCGGCTGGCGATTGCTTCTGGCCGCACCTCGCCGCTGGGCGGCTGGATACGTCACACGCGTTACTGGCCGCGCATCCTGGCCGACACCGAGTTGCAACAGGTCACCGGACCGGATCTCGCGCCGACGATCGATATCAGTCTGCTCGGCCCGACGCTCGATCCGCAGCTCTCGTTCGCACGCAACTCGACCGCGACCTATATCGACGCCAACGCCACGATCCAATACGCGGCAGCCAACGTGCCGAGGTTCGGTTACGATCCGGTCTCCCGCACGCCGCTCGGCCTGCTGATCGAAGAGGCGCGGGCGAATTTGCTCAATTCCAGTGTCGCCCTGGTGCCCTGGGCCACCTCGCCGGCAGGCTGCGTGTTGGCGACCGACAATGTGGCTGTGTCACCGGACGGCACCACCAACGCGTCGAGCGTGGTGACCAATGATGTGGCGGGTAATGCCCATCTTATATACCGGCCATATACCGGCGCGGTAAGCACCAACTATTGTGGCAGTGCGTTTGTAAAGGCAAATACCTATACGCGCGTGTCGCTGTTTTTTAGCAATACCGCGTTTCCTGCCGGCAATACGGGCGGCTTGTTCGATCTGACGACCGGCACCATCGTGACGACGTCGGGTGGTTCGACCTGCACCATCACGGCGTTCCCAAACGGTTGGTATCGCGTGTCGGTCACCGCGACCAGCGTTGCCACCGGCGGCGGGGCTTATGTGTTTGGTATCACCCCCGCTCCGTCGACCGTCACGCTGGTCGGCCAGGGTTACACGCCCGCCAGCACCGGCCTCGGTATCTTCGTCTGGGGACCGCAGGTCGAGACGTCGATCGCGGCGACGGTGTTCGCCACCAGTTATCTGCCGACGCCGGCTGGGTCCCTGACGCGGGCGGCTGATGTCTGCTTCATACCGATGACGATCGCGCCGTGGCTCAACCCGGCGCAGGGCACCATGGCAGTGGACATGACGATGCCGCAGGTCGGTGCGTCGGGTAATCAGGATGTCATCGGTCTCGATGATGCCAGCATCAACAACTGCTACATCGGACGCGTTGCTGCCGGCACCTCGCAGTGGCAGATCGTGGCGGCGAGCGCCGGCGTCGGAGGGACGCCAGGAAACACCACCAACCTCGCGACCGCGAACGCACCACTCAGAGCGGCGATCACCTATGCCGGTGGCACTCTCACCGGCTGTCTGAACGCCGGCCCGATAGCCACCGCCACCGGCACCACGCCGGTCACCATCACCCGGATGAACCTAAGCGCCATTCGGCAAGCCGCGCAGAACGGCTATAAGTCGCGCATCCGCTACTGGCCGCGCGTGCTGTCCACCGCCGAGCTGCAAGACGCCACGTCGAGTGGACAGGCGCGGGTGGTGATGATGGTGTGACGTTCAGCCCGCCCAGGTTGCAGCGGCCTTTACATCTGCTGCCATTACGTGCCTGTTCATCACCCACTAGAAGAGGAGGGGAGAATCATATGCCTTTTGTTCAAGGCTTTCTGCGCGTCACCTCGCATGGCTCCGTAGACAACGAGCTGCCCGGCGTGCCGCCCGGCCCCGACAACACACTGCCGCCCGGTATCGACAACTCGCTGCCCGGGATACCGCCCGGCATCGACAACTCGCTGCCGCGCCCACCGCCCGGTGTGTGGCCGCCGCTGACGCCCTCCCATCCGATCCAGCCGGCGCCGCCGGGGACGCCTCCGGGTGCCATCTGGCCGCCGATCGGTGGGGGCCGCCCGCCGTCCTGGGGTGGTGGTGGCCGTCCGCCGCGTCCCGACCAGGGTCTGCCTGGACGCCCGCCGCATGTCGGTGGCGGTCCCGCGCCTGGACGCCCGCCGCATGTCGGTGGTGGTCCCATCGTGCCGCCGCCGGTGGTCGGTGGTGGGCCGGTGCCGCCAACCGGCGAACCGCCGCACCCCGACCAGGGCCTGCCGGGTGGGCCGACCGCTCCCGATCAAGGACTGCCGGGTAGCCAATACTACTGGGTGGTCGTCGGCATCCCCGGGATCGGCTGGCGCTACGTCTGCGTCGATCCCTCGCTGCACCCCGACCAGGGCCTGCCGTCGGCACCGCCTGGGGTGGACAACACGCTGCCGCCCAGCGGCTCGCCGCCGACGCCGACGCCGGTCTAGCCTAGGAGACGCACCGTGCTCATGCAGCCACCACCGCAGCCCACCAACAACCCGACCATCACGCTCAGCATGCCGCTCGACGTGTTCAACCGCATGCAAGGGATCTTGGCCAAGCAGCCGTTCGAAGAGATCAGCGAGCTGATCTTCTTCTTCCGCAACCAAGCGGCGGAACAGGTGGCGCAGCAGCGGCGGGCGGAAGAGCAGCGCGCCCAGGCGGTGGCCTCGACGCTGTCACCGTCGCGGGTGAGCCTGACGGATATCGGCGAGAGCGGTGACTGAATCGTCACTTGCCGCGCCGTCGTCCGGCCATACATAGCCAGCGACGTTCGTTTTCCTACTCGTTTGCACTCCAGCCTTATCCCCCCTGGCCCGCGCCAGGGGGGCTTTTTTGTACGTGCGCCGCCACCGGGTCCTGCTGGTGGATCGCCAGCAGGTTGATGCCCAGCACGTGGCTGTCATAGCCACGCGCCGCCAGCCACGTCCGCAGCGGCTCGGCGCCACACTTGGCCCACTCCACGAACAACACCGGGCGCCAGTGCTCGATGGTCATCTCGGCACCCCCCAGCGCCGCCAGTTCCATCCCCTCGACGTCGAGCTTGATCAGGTCGACGCGACCGGTGTCGAGGATGGTGTCGATGCGGACCATCCTGGCGCGCTCGGATCGCTCCGGCGTCTGGCCGATCGCCTCCTCGGAGCAGGGCCGCAGCTCCAGCGAGCCGAACGAAGCGGGCTTGGTGTGGTCGAGCACCGGGATCTCGATCCAGCCGTCGTGCTCACCGATCACCGCCTGCAGCGCCCGCGCGTTGAACAGGTTGTTGATCGCGATGTTGCCGGCCAGCGCGTAGTAGACGCGCTCCTGCGGTTCGACCGCGAGCACCTCGCCCCACCCGGTCATGAGCTTGGCCCAGGCGACAGTGTGGGTGCCGATATTGGCGCCGATATCAAGCGCCACCACGCCGTCACCGCAGTGCTGACGGCGCAGGCTCAGCACGCCGGCCAGCCCCTGGATGTCCTGCTCGGCGTAGTGCCCGGCCTGTAGCAGCTCGGCGCCGACGCCGAAGAAGCCGTGTTCGGTGGTGTGGACGTCGAGGCGGTTGACGATCATCGGCCCCGCCTCGGTCGCGGCCAGGATGAAAGCGATCTGCGGCATCGGCGACCCCCGCATAAAAAAGCCCCGCCCATTGGGGGGCGGGCGGGGCATAGTCCGGTTCGGTTGAACACCCACGGGGGCAGAACCCCCATAGGGACGTGAGTGCTGCGAGCTTAGTCGCGACGTATCCGACGCACCAGCCCGAGGCCGAACAGCCCGGTGCCGAGCAGCGCCAGGGTGAGCGGCTCCGGCGTCTCGATGATCACCGGCGTGCAGGAACCATTCGACTGGATGGCGCAGACCCCGCCGATTTCGATGTGTTTGATTTCATCGAAACCGGTGAGGCTGGCGATGTTGACCTCATCGAACACCCCGCCATGCGCGGTGATCGAGAACTCGGTGTCCGCGTCCGGTTTGTCGGTCTCGGTGCCGAGGCCGTCACTGATATGGTTTCCACTGAAACCTTCGATGGTGAAGGACTCGGTCTTGGCTTTCTTCGACTCCGGCGTGAGCTGCACGTCAAACACCAGCTCGGTAAAACCGAAGCCGGGCACCGTGATGTCCAAACCGTTAAACGAAATCCCGTTCGTCGGTTTGATCGTCGCGAACCCGTTCTTCAGGTCGATGAACAACGATAGCTTGCCGCCATCGCTATCGATGTGCATCAGCGGCAACCCGTTCTGCGAACCGATATTCCCCAGGCCATGCATGGTGTTTGTCTTGGCCTGGAGGAACACCATCTTCTCGCCACCGACCTCGCATCCCTGGCCGGAGCTTGGCCCGCAGAACGTGTCCGTCACCGGCACCGCCATGGCGGGCGTGGTGAGAGCAAGCGCTCCCACCATCCCAGCGGCTGCCGCCAGCCGCATCATGCGACCGCACCGGGATCGCGACGCTTGCCGCGCACCATGCCGAGGCCGAGCAGGCCGACGCCCAGCAGCGCCATGCTCACCGGCTCGGATGCACCGACGATCTCGATCGTGGCATCGAGCGACTGCACCGTGTTCCCCGTGAACGTCAGTTGGAACTCGGCGTGATCGGAGGTGAACGCCCCGAGCACCGTCGGGCCGTCCTGCGCGCTGCCCGACGCGGTGAACGTATGCGACAGCGTGCCCGCCGGTGACGAGGCGATCAGCACGAAGGGTCCCGCGCCGCCGCCGATCAGGTTGTTCACCGTGAAGATCGCGGTCACCGGCCCACCGGCGAACGCGAAGCCGCTGCTGTCGATGTTGATGTCCAGCGTCGAGCTACCCGCGCCCAGGCCGGTGGTCTTCACCGTCAGCGTGGTGGCGCTCAGGTCTGGCGCGTTCAGCAGCGGTGGGGCCGCCGCCGAGATGGCGATGGACGAGTAGATCCCGCCGGAGCAATTGGTGTTCAGCGAGCCGGTGCCGCCGTCGTTGGCCGAGCAGGCGCCGGCGGCGAGCTGGCCGGGTGCGGACGCCGAGGAGATCAGCGCGGCACTTGCCGGCGTGGCCAGGGCCAGTCCGGCAGCGGCGATGGTGGAGAGGAGGAGGTTGCGCATCGTGGTGGGTTCCCTTGCAAGGTAACCGCCATAGTGAAGCACAGTATCTCGCAACGCATGTGTAAAGAGTTCCGACAGGGCTAACCCATTGATGCGCCGCGACCCTACCAGAACGATCCGGGTTCGTCGGGTGGTTTGGGCGCCGCCATCAGCGCCGTGACCGCCTCGCGCAGCTCACGGTTCTGCCGCTCCAGATCGGCGTTCTGGCGCCGCAGCTCGGCGATCTCGGCCCGCAGCTCACGCTCCAGGGCGGTCTCCATCACCCCCTATAGCACGGTGGCCAGCGCCCAGAAGATCAGCCCGACCGTGCCGAACAGCCCGATCAGTACCGCCCAGGCCGCGTCGGCATTGGTCGCGGCGACGATCGCCCAGAGTGCCAGGATCACCATGAGGATGCCGAACAGCATCACGCGGCGTCCGGATCAGGCTTGTGGGAGCCGCCGGCCAGATGCGCGCGCAGGCGTCGGTCGAGGCCGCGCAGGATCTTCGCCGTGTGCTCGCCGTGCTCGCCGAACGGCGCGGTCACCTCGCAGGTCCGGAACAGCACCGCATAGGCGGCGGCGGCGGGCTGGTTGATGCTGGCGGTCAGGCACATCGCCTCCAAGAGGCGCTCCAGCGCCTCCTGATAGGCTCCCTGCATCACCGGGTCGAGCCGGCGGAGGGGTTGCACGTTGCCGCCGCTAGCGCCTCCCACGACCCCCTGTGGGCCGTTGGGAGCCTCTCCGCTGCTGGGTGGTCGCTTCATTTGGCCTCCAACTCACGATAGCGCGCTTTCATCGCCTCGGTCGCCCGCTCGCCCTCGGCGGTGTTCAGCCGCGCGACGTCGGTCGTGAACTCGGGCGCCACCGCGCACGAGTCCAGCGCCACCGTGGTCAGGCAGCTAGCGATGCGCGCCAGCACCCGGGTGAGCAACTCGGATGGTTCGCCGGGCGACGTGGTGGTAGTCCCCAGGTCAAGATCATCCGGCAGGTCCGCAGGCTGGCTCGTGGTCAGCTCGGCGCGACGCGCGGCGAACATGCCATCGATCAGCGCCTGATTGTTCGGCGTCTGCTGGCCGCGATACGACACCATCGTGCCGTTGCGCTCCAGGCTGTCGAGGTTCGCCAGCGTCACCGCGCGCGCTAGGTTTTTCGCTATTGAGGGGAACACCGTCGCGCCATCGGGCGGTGTGACCTTGGTCTCGGTCTTGGTGTCCGTGGTGGTGTCAGTCTTGGTCTCGGTCTTGGTGCCGGTCGTGCGCGTGCCACCCGTCCCACCGCCGCCGGTATCGCCGTCAGTGTCATCGATCCTGTTGGCGATGGTGGACAGATTGAAAAACTCCTGCAGCAGGTAGCGTCGCGCATAGGTGGACACCGCGCCGACCTGCTGCTGCTCGTTCATCTGGGTGGTGCCGCCGCGCGAGCCGGCCACCCTGGCGGGGAAGTCGAGGAAGATCGTTTCAGAATATCGCCCCAGGGACACCGTCAGACATTTGCGGACGTGACCCTCGGGGGCGCCGTCCATCGATCCGAAGCGGCTGGACAGCCCATGCTTGCGGCACACCGGTCGCAGCACCGCGTCGACCGCGTCGAGGCCGGCATATTTGTTGCCAAGGTGACGGTTCTCGGCATTGCGCACGATCGGGTCCAGATCGCCCTGCACGGCAGCAAACGCCTCGTTGAAATCACCTTTGTCCTGACGGTCTTGGATGTCCATGTGCAACCTCACGACCTGGGTGAATTTATCGGCGTCGAAGGTGGGATTGAGCGCGGCCTCCTCGATGAACTGGCCGAGGCGCTCGGCTGCGGTGATGGTGGGGAGTTTACGGGCGTCATCGGGCATGGGGTTGCTCCTGTATATACGATCGTCAATACTTAGTCAGCCGCAGCACCGGCGGTGAGTTGCCGGGGTCCGACATCTCGGCGCCCGCGACTGTCTCACCGGCCTTGATGGCGGCGGCGATGTCGAGCTTGCGCGGCTCGGGGTCGGTGCGGCGGATGAACCGCTCGTCCAGGGCATCGAAATCGGTGATGACCACGGTCTTGCGCGGCTTGGCGAAAGAGGCGGTGCCGAGTTCGGCCTCGCAGGCGGTCACCTCTAAGATCTCCATCATCCGGTTGACCGTGGCGCGCGTGCGTTCCTCGCGCTCGCGGTAGCGTGCGGCCTTGTCGGCGTAGCGCCGGCGCAGGCTGTCGGCGTGGTCGGCGCGCTGGTCGAGGGTGAACGCCACGTCGATCAATGCGGCCAGCATCTCGTGCGGCTGGCGCAGGCCGGCCTCGCGGATGCGCTGCTCGATCTCTTCCTCGTCCAGCCGGAACCCTTCCTCGTCGGGCATCTGCTGGAGCTGCATCCATAATGACATCGACTGCTCCAGTTGCAGAGCGGTCGGCGGGGTGGTGGGTTTGCTTGGGGCTTTCATGTTTCACCATTTGACATCTCGCGCCGGATCTGTCAACTAGCTGCTTATGAGAAACAGGAGACCATCAATGTCAATGCCACGTGGCCCGCGACCGCTGCCGCTGGGGGTAAAGAAGGTGTCGATCACCGTATCGATGTCACCCGCGCTGATCCGCCAGATCAGCGAGATCGCCGAGCGCGACATGATCACCCGCAGCGCATTGATTGAGCTGCATATGCGCCGGGTTGTCGACCGCCTGGAGCGTCGTGCAGCATGAGCACCATGCGACGCGCATGGGAGGCAGTCTTGGCGAGGCGACCGGCACCGGAGCAGCTCAACCTGCGCATGACCGAGCCGAAGGAGCTGGACTTGCACCGCCAGATCGCCGAGGGGCTGACCCACGAGATCGCCCCGGCGCGGCATATCTCCAAATTCGCGGTGATGTGGTGGGCGAGCGATATCAGCAACTCGGCGATGGCGCGCCCTGGCGCGCGGCTCGCCCAGGGCATCGGTGGCGGCGTGCCCGACCTGATGTTCCTGTTTCGCGGTCAGGTGTATTTTCAGGAGATCAAGCGGCTGCGCCAGGGCCAGCTCTCCGACATGCAGGCGGAGTTCATGGCAGCGGCGCGATTGGCCGGCGCACAATCAGCGATCTGCTGGGACACCGAGAGCTGTCTCGCGAACCTCGATCTCTGGATGATACCGCGCAACCGCCGGCTGATCTTCCCGCTGCGTTCGGAGGAGGCGTTGCCGGTATGAGACGGCGCACCATCGATGACCCGAAGCAGTTCAACCTGCCGATCGCCGAGGGACGCAAGGAAACCGGCATGGCCAGGGCACTCGCCCGTGACCCGCTGTGGCACGGCAACGCCTATATGCTGATCGTGCGCCACGCGCCGTGGGGTGAGATCTTTCTCTTTGAGATCGTCAAGGCGATCCCCGGCATCGGCGTGCCACGGGTGCCGCAGTGCTGGGGCGCGCTGGCGAATCATCTGGTCAGGGACAAGATCATTCGCGACGCCACGTTTGAAGAGCACGGCGGCTACGTCAAGTCGCACTCCAAGAATAACCACGCGCACAAGTATAAGCTCTATGTCAGGGTCGGTAATAACTGATTATGCCTTGGAGTTGGTATATCCCCTATACTCTGGTGACGATAGTTGTAATAATAATTGTTGGTTGGTTGATGTGGAGGAAGTAAAACGATGTCTGAAGTGGTTCCCATCAAGGCTGCGCTCGATCCCGAGACTGAGGCGCGATGTGCCGAGCGGCTGCGGGTAGCACGCACGCACATGGCAGCGGGCTTCTACCACTGGATCGAGGCCGGCAAGCAGTTCGCCGCGATCAAGGAGGATGTGCGCGGCGCGTGGACCACGTGGTGCATGGATCACGACGTGGCACGGATCACGGCGGACGCGCTGATCAGGGTGGCTGATCGTTTCAGTAATGCATTGGTATCTAATACCAGTTCGGAGCCGTTACAGATAGACTTTCATGCCGCGCGCATGCTCGCCTCCCCTTCGGTGCCGCAGGCGTTGGCCGATGAAGCGGTGGAGCGTGCCAAGGCTGGCGAACGGATCACCAAGGCCGAGGCCGAGAAGATGGTGGCGAAGGTTCGCGCCGAGGTGGAGGAGCAGGCGGCGCAGTCGCTGGTCGAGCAACGCAAGGCGATCCTGCGGGAGGCTCGCGCCAAGGCGGCGGCGGAGATCGAGGAACTGCAGGGCAAGGTCGCCGAGGATGCCGACGAGAAACGCGCGCTGCGCAAGAAGCTGAAGGAACTCGATGAGATCGTCAACGGCAAGCGCAATCCTGATCTGGAGGATATCGAACGGGTGATCTCGCGTTACACCGGCAAGCGGTCATTGTCACCGCTGCTGATCCAGTCGCTGGCCAAGGAGATCGGCAAGGAAATCCTCTACAACGGCAAAGGCTATCCGCCGGTCGATCCAGCCGCCACGCATGCTGCTGAGCAAAAGATCTTTCGCGGCCAAGCGCTGTCCCGTGCGGTGGCATATTTTCAGGAAGCGCCACCAGTCCACGAGATGCTGGCGGAGACCGATAAATGGCGCGCCAATACCTTCGGTCAAACGGTGCCGATTGCCCTGGCGTGGCTCACAGAATTTAACGAGGGGCTGAAAAAACACAGGGGGTCATAATGGCATCGCGACACGAGGAAACGGTCGGCAAGAAGATCGAGCGGATGGTGGCGCGATACTGTCTGACCGATCACCGCGACGAAAATCTGGCGATGCCAGATATCGTGGCGGGGTGCTCTGAGGAGCTTATCGCCATTATTAGCCTGTATCCCCAATGGACCGCCGCGAAGCTGATCCCGCCGATCGCGCGGGCGGTGATGAAGGACAAGATACGCGGCATCCGGCTCAATGGTGATGACGTGCCGTTGTTGCCGGGATTTGAGGAGTTGAAGCTGGGCTTCCGTTTCGCGGTGCCGCCGGAAAAGGTAGTCGAAGACAAGATCGAGCCGATCGATGAGAAATCCGGTCGCACGATCTGGTGGCCGCGTCACACCATCGATCTGGGTAGTTATCGTCGTCACGTTGGCGCCTACCAAGCGCAGGTCACCGCCCTGCAGCAGGAAACCGATCTACGACAGGTCGTGCTGGAGCGTGCCGAAGGGTTAGGCGGGGCGGATGAAGAGATCCTGATCGAAGTGCTGGCCCGGGGCGTCTGACGTAGTTGTCGGTTGGTTTATGTGGAGGAAGTAAAATGGTGGCCGGCTACTGGCTTGACCGACGCACCTATGAGCGGCTGCGTCTCTGTCTGATAGTCGATGACGTGATGGACTGGTCGCACGGCAAGGGCCTGAGCATCGAGCTGCTCAACACCGCGACGCCGACCCATTTCAAGGTGCAAAGTGACGAGGATGCCCAGGCCCAGTGTCTCGACTGATGCCAGCCGCGCCGCGCTGATGGCGTATCACGCCGAGCTGGCGGCGGCGTTCGCGCGCCGTCGCTGCGCCTGTGGTGCGCCGGCCTGCATCGTCTGCATCGGCACCGATACCGCGCCCGATGTTCATTGGTGCGTGCCCTGCGCGCCCTGGATGGTGGATAACCCTGCGGGTTGTGGGGATCGTTCGGTGGCGTAAGAGAACCGCAACGCGCTGGTCACAACAGGGTCCGAAGGACTAAGCTGCGAGGTCGGATAAACGAAACGCCCCCGGTATGGAAGTACCGGGGGCGCCAGTCGAGCAATGCCAGAAGTGCCGTCGGAGCCATCTCCCCGTACAGTCCACCAAGCACACACAGGGGCGGACTGTAAACGGGAGATGGCACCGACGCAAGTGGGAGCGAACTATCAATGGTGCCCGTTTCATCGCTAATTTCAATCACGTTCACCGGCGCCGACCGGGGTTGTAGCGGAGGCTGTCGACCGGAGCGCGTGTGATGGCCGGCGAGCCATTCCGGCCTGATCCGTCATGGCCGAGCATCTTAGAGCTGGCCATCAAGCTGTGGGGACTACCGACCGACTGGTCGCATAACAAGAACGAAGTGCGCTTCGGCGCGCATCAGTCGAAGAGTATCAAAATTAACGAATTGGTGTGGTTCGACAATGAGGCCAATGAAGGTGGTGGCTATCGCGAACTCCACCAGATGGCGATCGGTCCCTTGCCGGCGCGGCCCAAAGCCAACGGCGCCAACGGCCACGCCGGGCGGCAGAAGCCGTGGGAGAACATCGGCGTTGTCTATCACTACCACGACGCCGACGGCGCGCTGATCCTCGACGTCATCCGCACGATCGACGGCAACCCCAGGTTTTTCCAGCGCCGGCCCGATGGCTACACCGCGCGCGGCGATCAGAAGTGGAAGTGGAACGTCAGAGATCTGCCCGGCCATGACCTGTTGGTCTACCGGCTGCCCGGCGTGCTGGCCTCGGGCGAGCAGACCATCTGGATCTGCGAGGGCGAAAAGGACTGCGACAATCTCACCAAGCTGGGATTAATCGCGACCTGCAATATCGGCGGCTCTGGCAAGTGGCGCGATGAAATGCAGCGCTATTTTTTGCGCAAGCACGTCGTCGTATTGGCCGACAATGATGCAGTGGGTGAGGCACACGCCGCAACTGTGGCGCGTTCGCTCTACCCGGTGGCCGCCTCGATCAAGCTGCTGTTGCTACCCAACCTGCCGCCCAAGGGCGACGTCACCGACTGGCTGGACGCCGGCGGCACCGTCGAGGGGCTGGAATACCACGCCCGCGAGGCGCCGCCCTACGTGCCGCCGGCGGCGCCGCCGCTCGGTGAGGTACCACCCGACGACCCCCCTGGTGGGGTGGAGGAGGGTGGTGAGCCGCCTGAGCCGCCACCGCCGGAGGGCGACGGCAGGGGCGATCCGCTGCCGGACGGCCAGCGCGTCATCGTCTGCGTGGCCGGCGAGTTGCCGCGCATGGTGCGGCAGGCCCAGGAGGCACTGCTAGCGGCTGGCGCGCCGATCTATCAGCGCGGCATGCTCGTGCAGCCGACCGAACAGGAATATCGCACTGCCGACGGTGGTGTGACGCATAGCGCGGCGCTGGTGCCGATCACCGCGCCAGCGCTGATGAAGATGCTGTCCGAGGTGGCGGTCTGGCAGAAGTGGGACGGCAGGCGTCGGGCTTTTGTGGTCTGTGATCCGCCCGACAAGCTGGTGCAGATCGTGTTGAACAACCGCAGCGACTGGCCGTTTCCGCATGTGCGTGGTGTGCTGACATCGCCCACACTCCGGCCCGACGGTTCGCTATTGATGACACCGGGCTATGACCCTGTGTCACGCTACTACCTGATGTTCCCCAGTGATCTGGTGATGCCAGAGATCCCCGAGGCGCCGACCGAACACGACGCGCGGGAATCCTTGGGGCGGCTCAATGGTCTGCTGGACTCCTACCCGTTCGTCAATCGCGCCTCCCGCAGCGTCGCGCTGACCATGCTCAAGACCCAGGTCTTGCGCTGCGCCATGCCGGTGTCGCCGTTGCTTGCCGTATCCGCCAGGGCGCCCGGCACCGGCAAGTCGCATCTCGTGGATCTGGCCAGTACCGTCGCAATCGGTCGGCCATGCCCGGCCATGGGCACCAGCAAGAAGGACGAGGAGACGGAGAAGGGCATCAACGCCATGCTGATCGCCGGTGTGCCCGGGTTCTCGATCGACAATGTCAGCCGCGACATCGACACGCCCACACTGAACATGGCGACCGAGCGGCCACTGATCAGTATCCGCCTGTTCGGCGTGCTGGAGATCGTGGAGATCGAGAACGCCGTGGTCATCTACATGACCGGCAACAACCTCGCGATCGTGGATGAACAGGGCCGCCGCACCATGCGCTGCGACCTCGACGCCGGCGAGGAGCATCCCGAGCGGCGCCCGTTCGATGGTGACCCGATCATCACCGCGCGCCGCGACCGTGGTCGCTACATCGCCGACGTCCTGATCATCGCGCGGGCCTACCACGTTAGCCAGACCAAGCTCGGGATCTTCTCGCTCGGCTCTTACGGCGCGTGGTCGCACTTCGTGCGCGAGCCGCTGGTGTGGCTCGGCGAGACCGATCCGGCAGAGACGATGGAGACCACGGCGAAGGATGATCCTGCAACCATACGTTTAGCTGCGATGCTTGAGGGTTGGTATGCGGAGTTCCAGGGAACCCCCAAGACCATCGCTGACGCGGTCAAGGATTCCAAGATCGATGGCTTCTACCCCATCATGAAGGAGCAATTTCCCGCCCGTGGCGGCGCGGAAGTTGACACCGCTCGCATGCAATATTGGCTCAGAAAGTACGTCGGCAGGGTCGCGGCGAAGAAGCGGTTCTTAAAGGATGACGGCAACACCCATGGTGCAATCCGTTGGTATGTCGAGAAAGTTGAGTAAGTTTGATAAAAATCAAATCAGTGACCATGGAGACCATGGTGACCATGCTGCGGCGTAAGGGGGTAAACTGTCACTGAAACGATATCGAAATACTGACAGTTCTGGTAGTATCGCCGCAGCATGGTCACTATCCTCACCATCCTCACCCAACCGGAGTAACAACCCATGGTTGCTAAGCCCGAGCCAAGCGCGATGATCCTGCCGTTCGGCAAGCACAAAGGCCGCACCGTCGCGGACGTGCTGTCGAGCGATCCGCAGTATGCCGAATGGATGCTGGGCCAAGCGTGGTTCGCCGAGCGGTTCGCCGAGCTACACGCGGCTCTGCTGACCAGGGGCGCCGCGAGCGATGACACGCCCGAGCACAATCTGATCCAGGCACGGTTCCTCGACCCGTTGTTTCAGGCGGCATTTGTGCTGAGCACAGGGACCAAGCTGGATCGCTACCGGGAGGCGGCGGTCAACGTTGCGATCGAGCGAATGCACGATCCGGCGATGATGGAGCTTGATCGGAAGTCTAATTACGCCAGCCGGGAGGCGCTTCCGAAGATCGATGCTGAGCGCGAGGAACGGCGTCGGCAGATTTTGGAGACGACCCCGATCCAGGCCCATTTCAACGCCAGGGTGCTATTTGAACAGCGTGGCGTCGATGTGTTGCTGATGCTCCGTTTCACCGCGCCCGCTCCCTATGACTCCGCCACGGAACACTGGCGGTTCTTTTTGCCAGAGTTGGACGTCACAGACCGACATTACCTCCGCGTGCTTCAGGGATGTGACTGGAAGATCGAGATCAAGCCGTCGCTCGGCGATGATTTTCCGACCGTCATGCGTCAGATGGAGCGTCTCCGCGCCTGGGTGTTGGTGATCGATCGGTTTGCCGCCGTGGTGCCGTTGGAAACCGTCCGCGCCATGTTCAAGGCCAATGGCCGCAAGCTGATCACCGTGCGCGAGATCGAGGCTGAGATTGCCAATGCCCGCGCCCTCATCGCCTGATCCCCAGCGCTGCCACATCTGCGCACGGCCCCACAGCCCTTTTGGCTTCGGCCTGCCACCACAGAAGCCGATGTGGGCGTGCGCCACCCACCGCGCCCTGGTGGCTGCCACGTGGGTGCCGGCGCCCTATGTGCCGATGCCGAGGACCAAGAAGAACCCGAGGCGATAGGGAAACAACCGTGGACCCTGACGACGATTCTACATTTATGGAACGCGTGGAGCGATTGCGTGCGCTGCCGCATCGGATCGTGGCGAGTCACCTTTGGCCATTATGTCAATGCCAGACAGTATTTCTCTGGCTTGGTGGTAGAGGTTGGCGCTGTCTCGTTTGCGATCCACCGCCTCATGGCGTGCAACCGCTGAAGATCCACGGCGTGCGATCCGGAACGCTTGTGTGACGTTCTGGCAGGCTTACCGCGCCCTGGCGCTCGGCCTGGGCAAGGTGGTGGTGTTCGTGGTGTTCACCGCCGGCAGCGGGTTGCTGATCGGCTGGCTGATGCCTGAGCATCCGTGGCTGGCGGTGCTGGTCGCCGTGAGCATGATGGCTGGTGCGCTGGCGATGGGCGCGCGGACGATGACCAAGAGCGGGTGGTGAAGCACGGCATGCCGGCACTTGCCGGCATAACGATTCGCGGACCAGCACGAATCGCGAACGACCGGACAGAATGTCAGGCCAAAGTGTCAGGCCAGAATGTCTGGTTTTGCCGTTTGACAGTGAAACACTCTGTGTGCTATGGAGGGTGAGCTAGAAACCAGATCGACAAGGACATGGACGCCACCACCCCCGACGTTTCCCGTGAAACATCCCCGCCGCTCGTGCTGCGCGACTATCAGCGCGAGGATCTCGCCAAGCTCCGCGACGCCTACCGCTCGGGTGCCAAGGCCCCGCTCTATCAGCTCGCCACCGGCGGCGGCAAAACCGTCGTATTCAGCGCCATCGTGAAGGGCGCGGCAGCCAAGAACATCCGCACGCTCGTCCTGGCGCACCGGCGTGAGCTGGTGGCGCAGGCCTCGGCCAACCTGACCTGGACCGGCGTGCCACACGGCATCATCGCCGCCGGCCTCGATCGCGACCACGATGCCATGGTGCAGGTCGCCAGCATCCAGACCGTGGTGCGGCGTCTCGACAAGCTGCCGCAGTTCGGCCTGATCGTGGCGGACGAGGCGCACCACGCGGTGAGCAAGACCTGGGCGGCGCTGCTGGCCAGCCAGCCCAAGGCCAAAATCCTGGGCGTCACAGCCACGCCACAGCGGCTCGACGGCAAGGGGCTGGGCACGCATGCCGGCGGGCCGTTCGACGCCCTGGTGACCGGTCCAGCGACCCAGGCGCTGGTGGATGGCGGCTACCTCGCGCCGCTGCGGGTTTACCTGCCGGCGGCGGCGATCGACGTGCGCGGCGTGCGCAAGGTGGCCGGCGACTACGCCGAGGATGAGCTGGCCGAGCGCGCCGAGGGCGTGACCGGCGACGCGGTCGAGGAGTTCAAACGGCTGCCCGCCGGCACCACGGCGATCGTGTTCTGCGTCACCGTGGCGCACGCGAAAAACGTGGCCGCCGCGTTCGCTGCAGCAGGCTACGCGGCGCAGGCGGTCTACGGCGATATGCCCAAGCCCGAGCGCGATGCGGCGCTCCAGGGCCTCGCCACGGGCGAAGTTCAGGTGGTGACCTCGTGCGAGATCATCTCCGAGGGCCTCGACGTGCCATCAGTTGGTTGCGTGATTTTGCTGCGGCCAACCCAGAGCCTGACCATGTGTTTCCAGCAGATCGGGCGCGGCATGCGGCCCAAGGCCGACGGCTCGGCGCTGGTGGTGCTCGACCACGCCAGGAACTGCCTGACCCACGGCCTGCCCACCGAGCCGGTGGCGTGGTCGCTCGACGGTGTCGACAAGGACACCACGAAAAAACCCCCCGAGCCGTGGGCGTGCTTCGACTGCAACGTGCTCAATGGGCCGGGCCGGCAGGACTGCGCCGTCTGCGGCGCGCCCAAGCCCTGGCTGTGCGCCGATCGCGACTGCCGCACGCTGAACTCGGGCCGCACCGAGTTCTGCTCGGCCTGCGAGGCTCCTCGGCCACGCCGGCGCATCCTGCAGGCGGACAACGCCGAGATGGCGGAATACCTCCCCGACCGCTTCGACTACATCACGCGGCTGCCCTATCGTAAGTTGCTGGCGCGGCCTCGCAGCGAGGCTGAGCTGACGGCCTACGCCAAGGCGCACGGTTACAAGCCTGGATGGGTCTACTGGCGGCTCAAGGAGCAGCAGGAGCAGTTTGCGGGGGCAGGGGCATGAGCAGCAGCGAGACGTGGCAATTCGTGCATGAGACGCCCACGACTGAGCTGCAGCGCATCCGCGTGCCGGGCGGCTGGATCTACCGCGACCTGATCACGAGCCACGACGGCAAGATCCTGAGCACGGCGATCTGCTTCGTGCCGATGCCGCCGCCAGCCCCGGCGCGATGACCGACTATGAGCTGCTGATAGAGCTGGCCGACAAGCTGGAGCGTGTTTGTCGCCTTGCCCTGGGCGGCAGCGCGGTATCGATTGGCGGCATGCGGGTGTCGCGGTGGCGCGCGGTGGAGGAAGAATGCCGGCTGGCGCGCCGGAAGATCCTGGCGCATCTGACCGAGGAGTCGGGCGTGGAAGCGAGCATCCCCAAATCGATCTGGGCCGGCACGTTCACCGTGTTCGGCGTGACGCTGCGCTGCCACGTGCTGGACGACGGCCAGCGCATCATCGAAGCGGAAGACGTGCATCGACTCCTCGCCGTCATACAGAACGGCGATGGGCCGGCGGCTGACCCGGGCGATATGGACGCGTTCGCGCGCTGGCAGAAGGGGGAATGAATGGCGCCGACCGGCATGAAGATCATCGATCTGGCCGCCGAGATCCGCGTCGATGGCGGCGATCTGCGCGGCGGGACGATCATGTTCCTCGGCTCGCCACCGCGCCGCTACCAGATCGAGGACGGCTCGCGCTTCTGGCTGTTCAGGGTCGATGACAACGATCACGCCGAGAACGGCGATGAGTATTTCACCGCCCTGGCGCTGATCACCACCAAGGCGCAGTCGCTCAGCCAGATGCGCGATGTGACCAAGACCGGCGGCCTGATGACGATCGCGGTGGACCACATCGCGCGGGATGGCGTGCAGAGCGTGAACGAGGAGGGCGGCAAGCTGTATCTGGTTTACGGCACCATCAAGCTGATACCGGGCGGGCTGAAGGCGAATTTTCTGGACCCGCCGCACAAGGGCTTCGGCTGGGACGAGCAAACCAAAGCCATGGCCACATTCGCCTTCGACGCCGACGGCGCCCCGGTGCATGTGCATCATCTGTGCCTGGACGCCGACGGCAAGCCGGTGTCGCGCGACGAAAAGCAGCGCATCCTAGGGGTGCATCGCAACCGCACTGTGAAGACGTCGGATGAGGATCGCGCCTACACGATCGACGGCTATCGCCGCATGATGGCGCTCGCCAAGATCGGCGCGCCGTGATGGCGGCCTCGGCGCTGATCATCGGTGCGGAGCAGAAGATCATCCTGCACGCGCTGCGTGACTTCGCCACCCTCAACCCGATCGATGTGCTGAAGGTGCGCGAGCTGATCAAGACCCAGGATGGCCACGCGGCGCATCTGGAACGCATGAAGCTCTACAGCACCAAGATCCCGTCGATGTTCTACGTGACGTTCAGCGTCGAGACCGGCCACCCGGTGGGCACGTGCCGTCACATCAGCGTCTCCTCGCGTCGCCGGGGTCGCGTGCCGACACCGGAGGCGGTGTGGATGCTGGCGCGCGAAATGGGCTTCGTCGGTGGCCTGGGCTGCTGCACGATCTGGGACGAAAACATCGGCAGCGGCGATCTCGCGATCAATCTGGTGCAGCCGCTCGATTTCGATCCGCGCACGTTCAGCACACTGCATTAGGACAAACCATGCCGCCAGCTGACGACGTGACTGTAGCCATTTCGCTGTGGATCACCGGCGGTGCTGCCGCCGGCCTGCTGGTCTGCTGGCTGTTCGACAAGCTGCGGCGTTGATGGCGCGCGCCAAGACCCTGCCGCCGCTCGACTCGGAAGGCCCGCCGCCGCGCCACGCCATGCGCGCCGACTGGACGGACCCTGACGATATCCGGCCCAATTCATCGAAGGCGCCGCGCAAGATCCACGGCTGGCGAACGTACTGCCCCTTGCGCCGCATGAGCGGCCACCCGGCCTCCGGCATCACCGAGCGCCACATCATGGCGGTGGACAAGCTGCGCGAGCAGGTCGACCTCGCCGTGCTCGGCTACTCCGCCGAACGTCCGCTGATCTACGTGGCACAGTTCCCGCTGCCGCGCTGGGGCCTCGGCCAATCGGCGATCGAGCAGATGCGGGCCGTGCGCGCGGTGCGCCGGGTGATGATGCTGTTCTCCATGCCGCAGCTCGTGATGATCGAGATCATCCTGCTGAAGAACGCCAGCCTGCGCGAGTGGACGCGCCGCGTCATGCCGCCATTGCACGCGGAAACCGAAAAGCGGAAGCTGATGGTGATCCTCGATCGGCTGGTGGAGTTCTACAAAAGCGAAATAAAAGATGACATCGCGCGAGGCAGGAGACTGACGCCGTGAAAAAAAACCTCAACGTCCAGCCGCTGAAATACGATCAGTCTCGCGTGCGCTATTCGCCGGAAGACGTCTACGATTGCTCGCATTGCCATACGCCGCTGGCGCCGTTTGAATCGGCGCTGGTGCTGCCGGGCAATTTCCATCATCCGGGCAGAACCGCGCTGCTGTGCCAGCGTTGCGCGATCCTGTTCTGGCGCGCCGAGATCGAGAGCGAGCAGGCGGCCACCGAGGCGGGATACTGAGCTTGGCGAGGCGACCGCTGCCGCCGCGCGATCCGCTGGCGTTCGTGTTCGCGCAGGTCTGGGAGGCGTTCATCGAGTCCAGCGAGCTGGAAGCCTACAACCTGGAGAAGATCATCGAGCGCAGCGGTCTGGCGACATGGCGCACCGCGACCGAGGCTGACGTGAAACGCGCCCAATACGACCTTGAGGTGGGCGATCCGATACTGTGTCTCACCGACGAGGGGATGCTCGTGCTGGCCAGGGGGATCGACCGATGAGGCTGCTGCTGCGCGCGACGGTGGTGGAGGAAGACGACGCGATCACCGTGCGGCTCGGCGCACTCGACAAGCACGTCGCCGGCTGTCCCGCTTGTCTGGCAATGTTCGCGCTGCGGCTGTCCGCGTCGCTGCTGCATGCCATTGAAGACCTGAAGGCAGGCGTCGAGGAGGCCGACGATGAGCGACATATCCTACACTGAAGACTGGCAGAACCGCCTGCTGGCCGAGCGCGACGGGCTGCGCGAGCGCGTCATCGCGCTACAGACGTTCGTTCAGGAACCCGGTAAGCTGGCCAACCTGCCGGGCGAAGACGCCACCCTGCTGACCCAGCAGCTCAGCGCCATGCTGCACTACCTCGACATCCTCGACGCGCGCGTCATGCGGATACCGCCTCCGGCTCCACCGGACTGAACGCCAGACCCGCGTCGAGCAGCATGCGCAGCAACGGCGTGGCGCTCGCCAGCGGCATCGTCGCGTCCAGCCTGATCCTGGCATTGCCGTCCGAGCCGACGGTGAAGCTCAGCACCTCGTGGCGCGCCGATGCTGCCGGCAGCGTCCGGCTGATCTTTACCGGGGCCTCGGCGGGCGGCACCCGTTCGTCGCGCGCCTTTGGCAGGAACATCTCGGGCGATACGTTGAACAGCGCGCTCAGCTTGTTCCGCAGGGTGGGGCCGGGAGCGCTGGTGCCGCGCAGCCACGCGTAAGCGGTGGTGCTTTCCGGCGCCAGCGCCAGCGCCAGCGAGAGATCGCGCACCGTCCAGCCGCGCCGTTCCAGCTGTTCGCGCAGGAAGACGATGATGTGGCCGCAGCGGGCGATGTCGGCGGGTGTTGGGGACATCACTCGCACCGCATGGTCGGCTCGCTGCGCCACTGCGACACCGCGCAGCGGCCCATCGTGCCGTCGGGGCGGGTGTAGTAGCTGTAGCTGGTGGTGCGACCGGGTTCCTGCTGGCCCCAGGCCGGCGCTGGCCGCCAGCCCCAGGTGGGCGGCGGCGGCCCCCAGGCGGGCATGGGACGCGGCGCAGGGCGTGGTTCGCCCCACCCCCTGCCGCCATCCACCGGCGGCACCCAGACGCCCCGTGGCACCTCCCTGGGCGGTTCCCTGGCCGGTTCCCTCGGCAGCGGCGGGCCGGACAGGTCGATCGGTTGGCTGTGGGCGGGGTTGATGGCGATCACCCCCAGCAATGCCAGCACCATCAGGCCCCAGCCCAACAGGATGTAACCCCAGGGCCGGTTGGGCGCCACCCGGGCGCGCGCGGTGATCTCGACGCGCAGCGTGCGGACCTGCGATCCCTCCGCCAACGGCACGTCGACCGCGTGCAGCGCGGTGCCGCCGACGATCCAGTCGAACGATCCCGGTGGCGGGGTTTGTTCGGTCATATGTCCAGCTCCAATACGAGGCGGCAGAACGTCGCCAGGGTGACGCCGCGCTGCGTGACCGGCACGTCGGAGAGAAACGCACTCAACGCCGAGGCGAGCGCCATCATGACGACGATGTTGTATCGTTCGTGCATCAGATCGGTGATCTGCTCGGTGAGCTGGCTGGCCTCTGCGGCATGCGCGTCGCTTAAGCTGTCGCTCAGGATCGTCAGCATCCCGTCAACCTGCTCGGAAAATACTGCTTCTGTTTCGTCGTTCATGCCGCGTCCTCGTCGTCGTCGTACTCGCTGTCGTTTGTGTCCATCTCCAGCACCAGCTTGCAGAACGCCGCCATGGCGATGACCCGTAGGGTTGGTGGCATCTCCTCCACAACAACGCGCATGACGACCGCCATGGCGAGGAAGTTGGTGGCGTTCTGGTTTTTCGGCAGTATCGCCGCCGCGATCTGCTTCGCGACATCGGTGATCGCGTCAGGCAATTTGTTCAATCTCTCCAGTTGGCGGATGAACGCATCGACCTTGGTTTCGAGGTTTTCGATTCGGTCCCGCATGTTCATGACGCACTCCTCTCCAGCTCGCGCAGATCCTGCTCGATCATGTCGAGCGCGCAGCTGACGGCGCGGTTCTCGTTGTTCACCGCGTTATCCATGGTGATCAGGATCTGCTGCGCCGTCGCGATCTCGTCGCGCGTGGCGGGTGTGACGCGGACCAGATAGTGGTCGACCATCGCCGCCAGCAGGTAGGCATCGGCAAGATGTTTCGGGTTGGTTTTCATTTTGCACACTCCTCGGGGCGAACGATCCCGGCGCGCGCCATTACGACGTCGGAGTCGGTGATCTCGGTGTCGATCTCCATGATCCGCTTGATCGCGTCGAGCGCGTCGAACAACTGGGCATCGGTGGTGTGCAGCAGCGCGCGCTGCAGGCACAGCGTGGCCGCGTAGACGTGGCAGATTTCGAATAGCGCCTCGTCAGTCATCACGCAGCCTCCTCGGTTGCTTCTGGTTCGATTGTGTAGCTGGCACCTTCGGAGATCCTGCCGATGTCTTTCAGCACTCGCCCGAGTATGATCAGATGTTGGTGCAGTTTCTTGATGCCGTGGCGCTGCTCGGCGATGCCGTCGAGCACCTCATAGGGCACGGTGATAATGTGCCGGCGCCCCCGGTGACCTTTATCGGCGATCTGTATGGTGAGGCCTTCGCCGGTGCATAACCACACGAGCACGTCGTCGTCCGTGACGTCGCCCTGGCCGCAGCGCATCCATGAGGTGGACCTGACGCCGGCCATCACGCCACCCGATCGTGCTGCACCACGCGCAGCCTGGACCGCGCGATCGGCGGCGCCGCCTCGCGCTTGACCAGGGTATACCACGCGTCGCGGTAGGCCACGGTCATGGACTTGAAGCCCTGACGGAACGTCGAACGATTCTTCGCCGTCCAGCACCAGCCCGACAGCAGGCGCAGCTCGTCGGCCTCGCGGTATTGGTTCCAGCGCACGCAGGCGGCACGATCGACGTAATGCACGCGCGCCACGCGGGCGACGTCGGCAATTATTGAATTGGGAAGCCACATGGGCTAGCCTCCAATTGGGGTTGATGGAGTCGGCGCCGGTCGAGGGAGCAGATCTCCCTCGACCGGCTATTCATTTCAGCCGGTTGCCTCGATGTCCTGCCACAGCTTGCTCTCCACCAGCGCCGCGACCTTGGTCTGGCGGTCCCAGTTGCGCACCGCGACGTTGTCGCCCGTGCGCTCCTTGGATGACCACGCGGTGAGCACGTTCCACAGACAGAACAGGTTCGGCCCGCCCTGCAGCGGGTCCTCGTCGCGGGCTTTGAGCCAAGCGTGGACGAGGCTGTCGACCAGCGCCTCGGTGGCCTTGGGCAGCGAGGCGATGATGCGGCGCGCCTGCTGGTCCGACAGCGGGATCGCCGGCCAGCGCTCCAGCCGCTGCACCGCCTCGACGTGTTCCTCCGCCGCCAGGGTCAGCCTGCCGATCGCGGTGCCCAAGTCGATCTCGCCCTTGTGGGTGAAACGAAAGCTGGAGAACTCTTTGCCCGACACCGCCTGATTGGCGCAGGCCCAGTTGAACGAGCCGATACGCCCCTGCAACGCCGTGGTGGCGTCGTAGCTGTTCAGCAGGATCACCCTGAGCGAGGCCTCGACACCGGGGCGGATGAACGCGGTGTGCGCCGGCAGCAGCCACTGCGCGAACATCCTGGCACCGTCCTGGCTGTAGTCGCAGCCGAAGCGCGCGTCGGTCAGGTCGAGCCGGCTCTTCTTCAGCGCCTCCTCGATCTTCTCGACCGCCTCTTCATTCTGCACCAGCGTGTAAGTCGCCGGTGCCACGCGGATCGTTTCATCGTTGTCGCCGCGCACGATCTGATGGTAGCCGACGATCTCTTCGCCGCGCTCATTGAAGATCTTCAGCGCCTTGGCGCCGATCGGCTGCACGGTGCGGTGGTTCATCGGCGTGAAATCCTCGCCGAGTATTGCGGTGTCGAACGGCATGGTTCTGCTCCCTGTTTGCCGTGTTTGCGTGCTGTGCAATATACATAAAACGTATCACCGTTGCAATGCACGATAGAAAAAATCCTGCGGTCTGAGGATCTTTCGCGGCTTGGCGCACCCTACCGGTGGTGGTGGATGTGCTTGCCAAAGCACAATCCACCGTGGCAATACTTTTGCCATCATGGCGCGCATAGCGCCGTTGCCCCTGTGGGGAACAGCACCATGCAGAATGATGAGCTTCTCGCCGAGCGCGAGCGCCGCGCCGCGCGTAAACGCGCCGACAGTGCCGAGCTGGCGCTGCGTCAGGTGCGCCTCGCGGTGCGCGATCTGCCGCCGACGTATCGCACGCTGGTGCTGGTCAAGGCGTTGGAGGAAGACAATCAGGGTCATCGGCTGGCGGAGGCGTCGCGCGTCTGAGCACGCGTCCTGGCCTTCGGGCGCGCTCCCGCAGCGGCGCCCTGGCCGAGCAGGTTGGCCTGCGCCTCGGCCTCGGCGCGCTCGCGGTGGCGCTTGCGGGTGAAGCGCGGATCGCGCTGGCGCCAGTCGCGCGGCGGCGTCGGCCAGGGATACTTCTTGCGCAGCTCGATGCACTGCTCCAGCCACGCGGCGATCTTCGCCGGCACGGCGGCCTTGCCCAGGCCCCAGTGGCAGGTCAGCCGCACGTTGCAGTGCAGGATCTGGGAGAGCTGGCGCTGCGAGATGCTCATGATGGTGAGCGCCTCGCGATAGCGAGTTGGGGTCATTCCGATCGCGTTGCTTTGCGGCACGGTGTCCTCGCAGAATCGTTTTAGGGCACCGTATATAGCAAAGGGGGCGCTCGCGCGCCCCCTCGGGTTATTGCTTCCAGGGGACCAATCGCCGGGGACCCGCTCGCTGCAGCAACTCGTAAACGATCTGGTGCTCTCGGCTGAAGAAGGCGCAGTCGTCTCTATTTTTAATGTCGCCATACATATCCAGACCAGCGCTCCACAGCAGTTCTTTGTTCACGTATTTCGGCATCGGTAGCAGAGGAAGACCGTGCCATGCCGCGTAGCTTCGCCGCCCACGCCAAAAATGGAGCAGGTCGCCAGAGGCCGAGTCGATTACCCGAAAAAGTTGTTTTTCGGTGATGACGCGGCAGTGTTCAGCAAACATGGCAAGCGCAGTCTCGGAAATCGCCTCCTTGGTTGCGTTCTCTATTTCCGCGTTCGCCTGCTCCAGGTAAATGTCGTCGTATTGATTCGCTTGCGCGGCGGCGCTGAACAGCATAACCGCCAGCGCGGCCCCCGCGATTATCTTGCACATCACGCCACCTCCTCGTCGCTTTCCGCCGCCTCGATCATCTCGGCGGTCACCGCCTCGACCAGCGACGCGTGGGTCTTGGCCTTCAGCTCGTAGCCGGCCTCAGCCCACAGTCTGGCCGCCAGCTCATGGTCGGCGGCGGCCACGGCCAACCGGTTCTCGACGTAGGCGCCGCTCGCCGCGTAGGACGCCGCGAGCGCGAGGTTGATCACGTCGATCCGGCTCAGTTGCAAACTCATTGGGGTCTCCTTGGGGTTGACGCCAGAGAATAAATCATCCTGACCAAATATGTCAAGATGATTTACCGACGTCGACGTCGTAGCCGTCCTTGATGACGTAGCCGATCGAGGCGTCGCCGCGCTCGCTCTCGCGCTGCCACCAGCGCTTGCCGCCGCAGTCCGAGCACACCCAGTTGCGCGGCACGCCGGGTTCGCCGGGAACGCCGAGCGGTGGATCGGGCCACGGTGCCCACTGGTCTTTCGGCCCGTGGGTCGGCTGGAATGAGTGGATGCAGCCGGCGATGCGCGAATACTCGCGCGCGGTCGCGTCGTGCTTGAAGTGCCCCTCGACCTCGTGGCGCCGGCGCGGCACCCCCTCGCCTTCCGGCGTGCCGATCAGCCGCAGCGTCGGGCGCGCGTCGAGATCGATGGTCACCGTGGTGTGGCTGAGATAGGGCATCAGCTTGCCCTTGTGGAAACCGCGCCCGCCCTGGTTGCTCTGGACGTATTTGGTCAGGCTCGGGCGGTTCATCACCAGCATGATCGCGATGATATTGCGCAGCTCGCCGATCGAGCCGCGCGCCGCGTCGCGCCACTCGCCGTCGCTGCTGTAGCGATCGAACAGCCGGTGCTGCGGGTTGAACGGCAGGAAATCCACCGCGTGCCGCGCAGCCAGCTCGCCGCGCTCCGACGGTGCCAGCCGGTCATAGGTGCTGCCGCACAGGAACGCGTCGGCATGCCAGTCCAGGCGCATGCCGGTCAGCCGGCGGAACTCGGCCCGCTCCTCGGGGCGCCACTCGGTGTGCATGCGGTATTGGATCGGCATGATGTTGGGCGCCCTGTCGGGGTTCGCCACGGTGCCGCCGGCGACGATGTTGACCCGCTCGTGGTCGATCAGATAGCCGATCGTGTGGTCCGAGCTTTCGAGATCGCCGAACCGGCCCTGGTGCTCGTAGGCCTCGGGGTTCTGCTCGCGCATGTAGTTCCACAGCACGTGCGAGGGGAACTCGATCCAGGTCAGGTCGTAGGGCGCGCGGGCGAAGCGCTGCTCGCGGATCAGCAGGTCGGGGATCGAGTCGATCACCTGAGCGATGCGCAGGGTCGCCGCCTCGGTGAGCACGAAGCGGTTGGCGGCCCGCGCGCTGCGCTGGAGCTGGGCGATCGTCTTCGGGTGGACGACGCGCTCCCAGTCGGAAAACTTCCGGTGGATGAAGCGATCGGCCAGGGTAGGCCGCCGCTTCTCGGCCTTGTCGGTCACGACGCCTCCTCCACGGGCACGTAGTTGGCCAGGACGGTCTCGGCGACGCCCTGGCGGATCTGTGCCAGCAGGTCGTCGCTGGTGCCCTCAGCGCCACCCGGCAGGTCGCACAGGGCAAGCCGCAGGACGCGGTGATAGCGGTCGTTCAGCACGGCCAGCTCGGCGGCGCTGAACCCCTCGGTGTTGTCGCGGGTGAACATCGGCGTCTCGTCCGCGTCCGGCAGCTTGGCGGTCAGCAACAGCGCGCGCAGCCGCGCCGCGCCGTCACGGGCGGCGATGGTGCCCCAGTCGGACACTGCGAAATACGCGAACGATTCGCCGGTGCCGACGCGGCGCACGTCGTAACCGCTGATGCGGTTGTTGGTGCGATACTCGGCGACGTAGAAATCAGTCATCGGGGTTCTCCGTGGGGTTGGGGGCAGGCGGGGGGATCACTCCCCCCAGGGCAGCGAGTAGTGCTTTGCGCACACAGGTCCATAACCGACCGTAACGGATCTTTGGTCGGTCAGCTCCTTGGAGCAGAAGCAGCAGTTGCCGGTGAGCTGGCCGTAGAGGCTGGCGACCTTGGCGGGGTCCTTGGCGAAGTTCGCCAGGAGCGCGGTGATCGCCGTGGTGGTCTGGGCGTCGACCTTGCTGGACGGCTCCCAGGCGCCGGTGGCGGGGTCCACCCTGCCGAACCACGTGTTCTGGCCGTAGGGCTTGCCGTCGGTCAGGTTGACCGTGCCGGGCAGCCTCGCGGCGGGACCGGCCACCGACAGCACGACGGGCGAGCCGTCCTCAAGCTGCAGCCTGACCTTGGGGTATTTCAGGTGCTCCCCGGCGGTCTTGAACAGCTCGATCACGGCGCTGAAATCGCCCACGTTGGTGGCGGCGGGCGCGGTGGCGTTGGCCTTCTCGGCCAGCTTCCGCACCCAATACCACTGCTTGCCCGACAGCGGTGGGTAGCCGTGCATGGTCGCGTGGTTCTGCGCCTGCGCCAGCAGCGAGTTGGCGAAATCGGCGTCCTTCGCGCCCAGCTTAGGCAGCGCGGCGGCGAGGGCGTCGAGGGAGTCACGGTAGGTCACGGGGATATTCCTTGGGGTTGCAAGGAACATTTAATGCTCTTGACCGATGATGTCAAGACAATTTTATGAGGCCGCGATGGATGAAAATCTGGCGCCGGACGACGAACCGGACGACGAACCGGACGACGGGCCGGGCGCGCCACCGGTGGTGCTGAGGCCGGCGCTGAGCCGTAAGGTGAAATACGTGCCCACCGCGCGCCAGCGCGAGGTCGTCGCGATGCTGGTGGCCAATCAGGTGCCGTTCCACATCATCGCGCTGTCGCTCGACATCGGCACCCGCACGCTCGATCGGCACTACGCCGCCGAGATCGCCCATGGCCGGGCGCACATGGTCGCCCGCGTCGGGCTATCCGTGCTGCGCAAGGCGATGAAGGGCAACATGAACGCCGCGCGCTACTGGCTGATGACGCATGGCGGGCCGGAGTGGCGGCTGAACACCAAGGACGCCACCGCCGAGGCCGCCGCCTTCGCCACCCCCTCGTCCGACACGGCGGGGCGCAAGGTGCGGTTCTACGTGCCGGAGAACGGCAGGGACCGCCCAGAGACGCCTGAGCCGCCGGTGATCGAGGGCGAGGCCGACGTGGCATGAGCGCCGCCCTGGACGACGATGACGACCTCGACATCCGCCCGCAGCCCGGGCCGCAGGAGACCTTCCTGGCCGCGTCGGCTGACGTGGTGATCTATGGCGGCGCCGCCGGCTCGGGCAAGAGCTTCGCGCTGCTGCTGGAGGCGATGCGCTACGCCTCGACGGTCGCCGGGTTCGACGCCGTGGTGTTCCGCCGCTCGACCGTCGACCTGCGCCGCCCTGGCGGGCTGTGGGCGGAATCGATGAAGCTCTATCCGCTCTCTGACGCCATCCCGATCAGCCACCGCTTTGAATGGGTCTGGCCGGAATACGGCATGGTCAAGATGGCGCATCTGGAGCACGAGACCACCGTGCTCGACTGGCACGGCGCGCAGTGCGCGTTCATCGGCTTCGATGAGCTGACCACGTTCACTCAGTACCAGTTCTGGTATCTGTTCTCCCGCAACCGCTCCCGCTCAGGTATACGTCCGTATATACGCGCGACCTGCAACGCGGATGCCTCGTCCTGGGTCGCCAAGTTGATCGAGTGGTGGATCAATCCCGACACCGGCTACCCGCTGCCCGAGCGCTCCGGCGTGGTGCGGTATTTCGTGCGCGGCGCCGCCGACGAGCTGATGTGGTTCGACAGCAAGCGCGCGGCGATGGTGGCGACCGGGCAGGACGAGAACACCATCAAGAGCCTGACGTTCATCTCGGCCAAGCTGGCCGACAACCCGGCGCTGACGCGGGCCGATCCGAACTATGTCGGCAACCTGATGATGCTGCCGGCGGTCGAGCGCGAGCGGCTGCTCAACGGCAACTGGAAGATCGTGCCGTCGGCTGGCCTGTATTTCAACCGCTCGTGGTGCAAGGTGGTCGACATCATGCCGGTCTGCACCAAGCTGGTGCGCGGCTGGGATCTCGCGGCCAGCGAGCAAGAAGACTACTCCGATCCCGACTGGACCACGTGCGTGAAGCTCGGCTTCACCCATGAAGGCCACTGGATCGTGCTGCACGCCGACGCGTTTCGCGGCACCCCCGCCGAGGTCGAGCGGCGCATCCTGAACTACGCCAGCGCCGACGGTTTCGACTGCACGATCGACCTGCCGCAGGACCCGGGACAGGCGGGTAAGGCCCAGGTTGCCGCCCTGGTGCGGCTGCTGGCCGGCTACACCGCCGTCAGCTCACCCGAGTCCGGCGACAAGATCACCCGCTTCGGGCCGTTCTCGGCGCAGGCCGAGGTCGGCAACATCCTGGTGCTGCGCGGGCGCTGGAACGAGCGCTGGTTCACCGAGCTGGAAAACTTCCCGCTCGGCGCGCACGACGACGACGCTGACGCGACGAGCCGTGCCTTCAACGGCATCGCCCAGCAGCCGCCGATGCGATTTGACCCAGACGAATTGCGCCGGCTCGGCGTTCACGTGCCGCCGGATACCCAACCCTTCCATTGAGGGGGTCGCCATGTCGCTGCTGACCACCCTCACCGGGCTGTTCATGGGGCTGCTGGCGCGCGACAGCGCGCAGCCGGCGCCACCACCAGACCAGCCCAGGCCGCCGCAGATGGATGCCCGCGCGCTCTACGACGCGCTGATGGGGATGAACGGCGGCGCGCCGACCGACGCCATACCGCTGCAGCTCTACACCACGCGCCCGGCCACTGCCGAGGATGCACGCCGGCTGTTCGCGCCGGCCAAGCCATTGCCGGGCGTGGTGCCGGACGGGTTCGCGCTGGACAGCCTCAACAACCCGATGGACTACTCGGGTTACTCACGCATCACCGAGGGCATGTATTGGCCGGGCTTCCCTTATTTGGCGGAGCTGTCGCAGCGCACCGAATATCGCCGCATTTCCGAGACCATCGCGAAAGACATGACTCGTAGATGGTTTCGTCTGCAAGCAACCGGCAATGACGACAAGACCGACAAGATCCAGGCACTTGAGGAACTGATCAAGTTCCACAAGCTGCAGGAAAAATTCACCCTGCTTGCGTTGCTCGACGGGTTCTTCGGTCGCGCGCATCTCTACATCGATACCGGCGATACCGACGATCAGGATCTGCTCAGGCTGCCGCTGCCGATCGATCCGCGCGTGGTCATCCGGGGCGGGCTGAAGGGCCTGCGCGTGGTCGAGCCGATGTGGGCCTATCCGCACGCGTTCAACGCCAATGACCCGCTGAAGGCGGATTTCTACCTGCCGCAGACATGGTGGGTGATGGGCAAGGAGATCCATCGCAGCCGCATCCTGCCGTTCATCGGTCGCGAGATGCCGGATATGCTGAAGCCGGCCTATTCGTTCGCCGGCCTGTCGCTGTCGCAGATGGCGCGGCCCTATGTCGACAACTGGTTGCGAACGAGACAATCGGTCAGCGACCTGATCCATTCGTTCTCCACCCCGGTGATGATGACCAACATGGGGTCGGTGATGAACGCCGGCGGCGCAGCTTCGCTGAAGATGCGCGCCGCGCTGTTCAACTATCTGCGCGACAACAACAACCTGATGATCCTCGACAAAACCACGGAGGACTTCAAAAATGTATCTGCCCCTCTCGGCGGCCTCGACCATCTCCAAGCGCAGAGCCAGGAGCACATGGCGTCCGCAGTGGGTATC